AGGCTTAGCTAAGTTACCAACTAAAGTTCGAAACAAAATGGGCTTTATGAAAAAGGGTGGCAAGGTTAAATAATGTGGAACTGGATAAAAAATTTATTCAGTTTTAAAAAAGAACTTCCTGTAATTATCACAGAAGAGGTTAAAGTTGGACATTGTGATAACCATTTTAAATACAAACATAGATGTCCTGATTGTGTAGAGGTAGCTAATGGCTAAACTTTGTGCAAAAGGAAAAGCAGCAGCGAAGCGTAAATTCAAAGTGTACCCTTCGGCGTACGCAAACATGTACGCATCAGGTGTATGCTCTGGTAAAATTACACCAGGTGGAAAAAGAGATAAAAAAGCTAAAGGCGGCTTGATCAAAGGTCAAGGTTGTGAAATCAGATAATGGGTTTACGCAAATGGGTACAAGAGAAATGGGTAGACATTGGAGCTCCGAAGAAAAACGGAAAATATCAGCCGTGCGGGAGATCGAAGGGGAGCAAAAGAAAATATCCGAAATGCGTACCACTTGCCAAAGCCACACGAATGACAAGCTCGCAAAAGGCATCTGCTGTCAGCAGAAAAAGAGCAGCCGGTAATCCAGGCGGCAAACCTACTAACGTTGCAACTTTTACAAAAAGAACTAAAAAAGCTAAAGGTGGATCTGTAGGTAATAGTATGATCAGACAAGCTCAAAGAAATTATAGAGGTAGTTATATCTCTGGAGATTTAGGTGGAGTAAAAGTTTCAAATCCTAGTTTAGCAAAATATTATGGAAAGAAAATACTCCCATGAGAAAAGATTATTTAACAAGAGAAAAATTAGCAGAAGGCGGAATGCCAGCTAGAAATAAAAAAAACTTTAGACCTACAAAGTCTGGAGCAGGTATGACTCAAGCCGGGGTCATGGCCTACAGAAGAAAAAATCCCGGCTCTAAACTAAAAACAGCCGTGACTGGTAAAGTGAAAAAAGGGTCAAAAGCTGCAAACCGACGTAAGTCGTACTGTGCAAGAAGCGCAGGTCAAATGAAGAAATTTCCGAAAGCTGCTAAAGATCCTAATTCTAGACTACGTCAGGCTAGAAAAAGGTGGAAATGTTAAATGCAATAATAAAAAAATACGAAGCGCAAATAGCAGAAGCAGAAGCAACCATAGACATTTATTTAAATAATTCGGTAGGTATTGGAGAACATCCACAACATATCGAAGAGTTAGATAAACTATTTGGTAAAATTGCAGAAGCCGAAGATAAACTTAAAATAGTAGAAAGGTGGGAAGATTAGTGAACTTAGAATCAGTAATAACTAAATTATTAAGAAATCTTAATAAACAAATAGATACTTTATCCATATCAGTAACATCGGGAAATGTTGACAGCATGGAAAAATACAAGTATATAATAGGACAAATAACAGCTTTAGAAGCTGTAAAACAGGAAATCTCTATCCTGCTAAACGAGAAGGAGCAAAACAATGGAACAGTCATCGACATCCAAAACAAACGAGATACCTAAGCATAAAAATGCTTTGGAAGAAAAATATAAAGAACAACCAGAAGAAAAAAAGCTAGTAGACGAAAAAGACAAACTTCCCAACCCAACAGGTTGGAGAATGATTGTTTTACCTTTTAAGATGAGAGAAAAAACAAAAGGTGGAATCGTCTTAGCTGAAACAACATTAGAGAAACAACAAGTTGCTTCTCAATGTGGATTAGTTTTAAGAATGGGTCCAGATTGTTACAAGGACAAAGAGCGTTATGCTGATGGTCCTTGGTGCAAGGAAGGTGATTGGGTAGTCTTTGCCCGATATGCTGGATCTAGAATGAAGATTGAGGGAGGAGAAGTACGTCTGCTAAACGATGACGAAGTTTTAGCAACCATCAAGAATCCAGAGGATCTCTTGCACGAGTATTAAAAACATAGAAGGAGAAAACTATGCCAGACATAGAAGAAAACAAAACAGTAGATATTGATACATCCGGCCCAGGAGCCGAGATCAATGTTACTGAAGAAAAAGATGAAGCAGTTGTAGAAACTGGTTCCAAAGAACAAGAAACAGTAACCAAGGAAATCAATGAAGAAACTAATGAAGACAATAATCAGTCCGATGACTCATCTGAGAAATCTACTGAGCAGCCTGATGTTCAAGCTGGCGAAACTAAAAAAGAAGATGAGAAGCTAGAAGAATATAGTAAAGGTGTTCAAGGTAGAATCGCTAAGCTCACAAGAAAAATGAGAGAAGCGGAAAGAAGAGAAAAAGCGGCTCTTGAGTATGCTAAAGCAGTTGAAGAAAAAAGAGTACAATTAGAATCAAGATTTAAAAAAACTGATTCTGAGTATCTTAAAAAACTTGAAACAAATGTTAATTCAGGTTTAGATTCTGCTAAGAGAGAACTTGCAATAGCAATTGAAACAGGTGATGCCAAATCTCAAGTTGATATCAACAAGAGAATTGCAGAACTTTCTTTTGAGAACGCAAGACTACAAGAGAGAAAACAAAACGCAGAAAGTATGGCGAAAGAAACGCCAGTTAAACTTTCTGATGGTGGAAAGTTACCAGAACAAACTCCATCAGAACTTCCTGAACCAGATCCTAGAGCGGAAGATTGGGCAAGTAAAAACACATGGTTTGGCCAAGATAGAGCCATGACGTTTACTGCTTTTGAAATCCACAAAGATCTTGTTGAGAAAGAGGGTTTCGATCCTAAATCTGACGAGTATTATCAGGAGATAGACAAAAGAATACGTGTTGACTTTCCTAATAAGTTTGGTAATAATGAAAAACAAACCACGTCCAAACCGGTTCAGTCCGTTGCTTCTGCTAACAGAAGTGTAAAACCTGGACGCAAAACTGTGAGACTCACTTCTTCACAGGTAGCAATAGCTAAAAAATTAGGAGTGCCACTCGAAGAGTATGCAAAACAACTAAAAATCACGAAGGAGGTATAAGCATATGACAAATGAAAATAAGAAAACTTCCCGTGCGAACGAAACTAGGTCTAAAACTGAAAGACCAAAAGTTTGGGTTCCACCATCTTCTCTAGATGCACCCCCTGCACCTGATGGATTCAGGTATAGATGGATTAGAGCAGAGAGTATCGGTTTTCAAGATACTAAGAACATAACTGGACGTTTAAGAGAAGGTTATGAACTTGTAAGATCAGAAGAAATCGAAAACGCATCTGACTATCCAGTCGTCGATGACGGCAAATACAAGGGAGTCGTTGGGGTCGGTGGCCTTTTGCTTGCAAAGGTCCCTGAAGAAATCGCAAAGCAACGTCAAGAATACATGAGGCAAAGAGCTGAAGGTATGGACGAAGCGGTACAAAACGATTTAATGAAGGAGCAAGACAACAGGATGCCTATCAACGTAGATAGACAGTCCCGTGTAACCTTCGGTGGTACAAAGAAATAATTTTTTTGTTATTTCTGGTTGAATCATCGATTTAACGTTAACCAATATGGAATAGGACAACACAATGGCAAACAAAAACACACAAGGTTTTGGTCTGATCCCGGGTGATAGATTAGGAAATACTCCTGCTATCTCTGGTCAGTCTAAATACTTTATCGATGCTGCCCTTGCTGGAGCAATCTACAACGGTAGTGCTGTTAAGTCCGCTGCAGGATACATTGTCAATGGACAAGGTTCAGCAGCTCCTGTGGTTGGAGTATTAAACGGCGTATTTTACAATGCGGCTACAACTTTGAAGCCAACATTTGCTAATTTTTACGCAGGTTCAATTACACCAGCTAACAGCGAAGACATAACGGCGTTCGTCAATGACGACCCATTCCAGAACTACATTGTAGCAACTGACGACGCGGTAGCCCAATCTGGTTATTTAGAAACTTATGACATGAACACAACTGCTGGAAGCAGCACGACTGGGAAATCATCAGCAACTCTAGATATCGGAACTACGGGTGCAGACAACAAACAATATAGATTATTAAGATCAGCGGAAGATCCTGAAAATGATACTAACGCTGCTTTTAGATCTGTAATTGTTGTCGCTAACTTGTTAGAACTACAGTCATAATAGGAGTATATAGACAATGGCAATATCAAGATCACAGCTAGTTAAAGAACTAGAGCCAGGCCTAAATGCACTATTTGGTCTGGAATACAAAAGGTATGAAAATCAGCATGCTGAAATTTATACAGAAGAATCTTCTGACAGAGCTTTCGAAGAGGAAGTAATGTTATCAGGATTCGCAAACGCACAAGTAAAAGGTGAAGGTCAAGGCGTGTCTTTTGACAATGCACAAGAAACTTTCACTGCTCGTTACACTCACGAGACCATCGCTTTAGCATTTGCTATCACGGAAGAAGCTATCGAAGATAACCTCTACGATAGATTAGCTTCTAGATACACAAAAGCTTTAGCAAGATCTATGAGTAATGCTAAACAAGTGAAATCAGTAGCCCCATTGAACAATGGTTTACCTTCGGTAGACACGTTCAAATCAGGCGACGGTGTTTCTTTGTTTAACACATCTCACCCTACAGTAGCAGGAACGTTTTCAAACACGTTAGCTACTCAGGCAGATCTTAACGAAACTTCATTAGAACAATCGCTAATCGACATTGCGAAAATGACTGATGAAAGAGGTCTTAAGATTGCAGCAAGAGGTGTAAAAATGATAGTCCCTTCAGAAAACCAATTCACAGCTGAAAGATTGATGAAATCTCAAGGCAGAACTGGAACAGCTGATAACGACATCAACGCAATCGGATCTATGGGGATGATACCTCAAGGTTACAGAGTTAATAACTTTTTAACTGATACTGATTCGTTTTACATCCTTACAGATGTGCCTAATGGAATGAAAATGTTCCAAAGAGCGCCTCTAAACACTGCGATGGAAGGTGATTTCGACACTGGCAACGTAAGATACAAAGCTAGAGAAAGATACTCATTTGGAGTATCAGACCCTAGAGGTATCTTCGGCGTTGAAGGTGCGTAATAACTGAAACTTTAAAAAGGGGGCTTTCGGGTCCCCTTTTTTTATGATAGAAAGAAAGAACCCATGAAAACTTTTAAAGTACAAATTAGAGCATATGGCTACCACGCCATATTCAATATATCTTGTGAGGATAACGAAAAATCCTTTGAGGATACACTAGTTGACAAACTAGGAAAAAATGATATTGTATGGGACAAAGATGGATTTACAAGTAAATCTAAAACATGGTTAACCTATGAGGAGGTTATAGATGGAACACGTTCAGAACCTTTACACGAAAAAAAGGAGTCTAGAACTGGAGTGGTCGCAGCACTATAATCAGGAGAAAAGATACACTCTTGATATGGTAAGGATTGATGACAAAATAAGACAAGTCATTAATCATATTAAACAAGCTGAAGCTAAAGAAGCTCACTTGGTTAATAAAGTAGAAGCTGTTAGGCCCGACGTTTCTGTAGCTACGTAACATAAAAACGCTACATCGCTGAAACCGCACTTTCTTATAAGGTTCTCTTGCACTCTACTAAAAACTAAGCTATAAATTACCCACCATACATTAATAAAACAAAGTAAATGTAGACGCGTATGGTCGACATCCCTAGGGACTACATTTATGTATTCTAGGAGGAATATAACATGGCAAACACAACATTTTCAGGAC